GCGCACGTTCCGCCAGGAATTCGAAGCGTCCTTCGAGAACCTAACTGGTTTGGTGGCCATCAGTTTTTCGGACGACAACATTTCAACGGAAGCCAAGGACATCTCGATTCAGCCATTGCTGTTAGGCGTTGACTTCAACGTGGATCCCATGTCTGGCATCTGCGCCGTCAAGGATCAGGACACGTTGTACGTGTTTGACGAGATCATGCTGACTGGCGGGGCTACAACCTGGGATTTTGCAGAGGAGGTTACCCGTAGGTATGGGGTGGATCGCAGGGTTATTGCCTGTCCCGACCCAACTGGCGGAGCCAGGAAGACGAGCGGTGTCGGCGTAACGGACCACGCAATCCTCAGGCGCAGCGGCTTTACGGTTCAAAGCCCCAGATCGCCTTGGAAGATCCGCGACAAGATTACAGCGGTCAACACTGGCCTAATGGATGCTTCTGGAACGCGAAGGGTCAAGATCCATCCACGCTGCAAAGAGCTGATCAAGTCATTGCGGACGCTGACTTACGCCCCAGGCACTGGTTTGCCTAACAAAAATCTAGGAGTGGACCACGCCTTTGATGCTTTCGGGTATCTTGTGCTGCAGCAGTTCAACTTGGCCAAGCCTGAGGCCATGGGAACTACGTCATACCGCTTGTATTGAGGATGTTTCGTCCGCTCAACGCGCCTTGTTGTCCCAAGTGTGGGTCAGAGGAATCCAAGGTGATGGGGCGTTATACGTCGCAGGACAACGATTGTGTGCGTGAGCGGCGTTGTTTGGAGTGTGATCATCGGTGGAAAACGCTGCAATCACCGGAAGAGGAGCTTCATCCGTCAGTGCAGGTGCGATTTTTTCGTTGGAACTCGCCTAGCGGCAGAAAACGGCGAGTAACGCTGGAATACGGCTCCAAAGCTGTTTAAACTGGGTGTAACCCATTGTCTAGTTGTCATGCCTGGTCATTACGGAGCTGGTGGTAAGAAAAAACCCAACGGCAAGAAAAAGGGTATGAAGAAGGGCAGCAAAAAGATGCGGTGCAGCTGTGGCAAGTGAAAACGTCCCAGTAAACAAGGCGCTCTATGCTCGCGTAAAGGCTGAGGCCAAGCGCAAGTTCGCGGTTTATCCAAGCGCGTATGCAAATGCGTGGCTTGTACGCGAATATAAGAAGCGTGGTGGCACTTATCGCAAGGCAACCAGTGGCGGAACGAAAAAAACCACGAAAACCCGCAAAACCAAAAAGTAAAGGCCGTGGTGGTCTTGGCCGATGGTTTGACGAAAAATGGGTCGATATAAAGACCGGGAAGCCTTGTGGGCGCTCCAAAGGCGAAGATAGAGCGTATCCAGCGTGTAGACCATCACGCAGAGTGTCAGATAAGACGCCAAAAACAACAAAAGAGATGAGTCCGGCGGAAAAAGCTCGTTTTAAAAAGGAAAAAACGGGTTCAAAGAAGATTTCTTATCAACATCGGCGGCGCAAGGCGAAAAAGAAGAAGCCCTAAGATGGCTTGTGGGTTGTGAACGGTTAGAATCAACCGTATAGACCCTTCCTATGTCTACTCATGGCCATCCTTCGCGGAGAGCAAGGTGCGGTCCAGTTTGAAACTGGCTCAGGCAGTCTTGCCACTGTTGTCGGCACCCGCAGCTGGACGCTGAACATCACCAAAGACACGCTGGACACTACTGTTCACGGAAACACCTTCCGTCAGTTTGTTGGCAGCTTGATCAGCGGTTCTGGCACTGTTGAGCTGGTTTATGACCCTGATGCAACCGGCCAGGCTGGTTTGATTGAAGACGTAATCAAAGCAAACGATGGTGCTGACGCATCATTCGAGCTGTTTACGACTGGCACCAGCAGCGGCACTGATTCAGTGGCTTTTGGCGGCATTATCACCAGCATGGATATTGCATCCACTGTGGGTGATTTGGTTGTTGCCACTTGCAACTTCATCACCAGCAGCACCATCACCTCCAACCTTGAATAAGGGTTAGAGCGATGGCAGAGCGCAAAAAGCGTAAGCGTGGTCCCAACCTTAGTGTTGGCCGTGGCGAGAAGCTGCCTGCTAGTAAAGGTGCTGGCCTGACCGCTAAAGGTCGGGCTAAGTACAACCGGGAAACGGGTTCTAATTTGAAACCGCCGGTTACAGGCAAGC